TGAAGGAATATACCTTCAATACACATTCTTTTTTTACTACCTTTTCCTTCAGTAATAATTTTGACGTTTGATACTTCTTCGGTAATTAGTTTCATTTTCTTAGTTTGTGTATCCTACTTTTGATCCTTTCACTGCAGCATTAGCAGCAAAAATCACATGACTGTTTTGTTTTTCAATTAATGCACTTTCAGATCTCATTAAAGTAAAGGTTCCCACGACTGTGCCACCTGCACTTTCCGCAACAGTTACTAAATGATCAGCGTTTGTTGCAGTATTCACCACACGAACTACAGTTGCATTTCCAAATGTTGATGCACTACCAGATGCGGTAGCCATCGCTGCCTCTGTACCTTTAACTAATAGTCTACTCATCTTCTTGAGGTTCCTCTTCGGGATCTTGATCTACTTCAGTTTCAAGTTCTGCTGTTGGTTGTTCTGGATCTTGACCAAATAAACTTGCAGCAGCATACTGTTTCATACCATCAATTCTTTCTCCTGCTTTTGCATAGATCATTGTTTTCAATGTATCTGTGATTTCTGCAGGTGATGAATCGGTAGCAATCAAATCCAACACATTTGTTGGTTCATCTTCATTTTCCATAAAAAATACAATAGATATATAATTTATTTATATCTCGGCTTTTCTAGCATCTTTTTGTGCATCAGCATCAGTTACTTGTGCCTCTGCCTCTAAGTCAGGATCTTGAGGATTATTCCCTAAATCTCCACCTTCACCCTCTGGTAAAGGTTGACCTGTGATTGGATCTATAGCATTTGGATCTGGTAAAATACCTTTACTAATTTCATCTTCAATTTGTTGATCAAGTTCTACAATTTCACTATCTGTTTGTCTTAATATTTTTTTCCTTACATATTCTGTAGAATAAAACTTACCAATGTACGGTTCTATAGTTGCAAGATTGCCGAGACGACTTTGAATCATTTCAGATTCTTTAAGTTCTGCAAATTGATTATCATACAAGAAATCATATTGAATATGTTCACCCATAGATTCCCAATCTTCTGGTGTAACAATATTCTTCAATATTAATTGAGTACGAAGCATATCATTGAACATCGCAGAAAATCTTTTTCTTAAACGTCCTACAAATTTTGAAAATTTAAGTTCATCTCTTAATATCTCTGATGATCTACCTAAATTAAATCCCCCATCTGCAGCAATTCTTGACTCAGGAACTCCTAATGCACGATATAATTTTTTCTGAAAATATTCTATATCAGATAATTCACCTAAGTTCTGTCCACCAGGTAATGTTGTGATTTCAGTTCCTCTTCCACCTTCTCTTCTTGGCAACCAAAAATCTTCCATCATAGACATGAACTTACGATCATCTCTAACTTCTCCAGTGTTTGCATCATAGACAAGTTTGTTTCTATAACGACTCATCACTTCTTTTAGATATTGCTCTGCTTTTACCTTTGGAAGATTACCAACATCAATGTAAAATATTCTTCTTTCTGGTGCTCTTGATAATCTGTATATTACAAGACTATCCTCAATCATTCTTAGTTGGTTGAGTGCCTTAATCGCCTTATGCATGTAAGACAATACTGTCCCTTTATTTCTATCTACTAATCCAGAACTACAATACACAACAGAATCTTTTGCAATCTTAACAGATCCTCTTTTTGCACCAGATCCTGCAACCATACCAGAATTATAATTAGGTTTTGCTGTATATAAAAAGTATTCCTCTATATCAGGTTCATTTACAGAATTTATTGGGTCTTTCTGACCTCCAATTTCTAACTTGGTTCTTGGATCTTCTTTCTTTTGTTGACGAACAAATTTCATCTTCATAGGATCGACATATCTTAGATCCTGTATACCAGCCATAGGATTTTTAACATCTATGACTTTTAGATAATATAACCTACCATCTACATACCAGTTTCTGAATATTTCGTGTGCTTTACGATCAAAATCTAATATTTCTTTTATATTTTTAAATTCTTCTCTGATTGCCTTTTTTAATGCATCACCTGCATTTAAGTTAGATAATTCTATCTCAACAGGGGAATCGTATAGGTCACTCACAATTGCTTCATTCACAACATCTTCAATCGCACCATCACACTCTGGATGTAATGCCATCTCACGATATCTACGAATTAAATCATGTTCAGTTCTGTAAACACCTTCAATATCTAGATATGATCCATAGAATCCACTAGAAATATAATTATCAACCCCGTCCTGATTCGTCTTCGGGACGGGGGAGATTACTGACGGTGATTTATTCTTACCGTCATCAATAGAAAAACCAAACAGTTTAGGCATAGTATAATATCTTTACTTCTATTATAGCACTATTTAGGAGATTAGTTAATGTCCTCTCCACCAGCGTTAACACCATTACCTTTAATTGCTTCCCAGTATAGAACTTGAAGTTCGACCTGAAACTCCTGAATACCTTGAGCATCATAGGATAATTCAATTGGTGCAACCTGAGTTGGAAATACATCATAGAATTTATACTTTCTAAGTGTCTCTCCACTACGATCAAGTTGGAATACAAATGCATCTGCCTGATAATCTGCTGGATTTGTTGTTCCAGTATTATCGGATACTCTATTGATAGTATTCATCCACTTCTCAAAAGCAGAACGAATTGCAAAGTCAGTATCGTTGATGATTGTAATTGTCCATGTGTCGAATGTTCGATCACCTGCAATTTTTAATACCCTACCCCTGAATGGAACTTCAATCGGAGCAACGTTAGATGCAGGTAAGTTTGCTGCTTTGACTAAGAATCTTGCCTTATTCAAAATGTCATTCAAACCCTCTACATTAACTGCAGTTGGAAATGCAAGTTCACACTCAAAGAGATTTGAACGTGCACCACCACCGCTAAGTTTACTCTTGAAATCAGTAATCTTTCTTAATGGAGGTGGATTTAATTGGTTTCTTGTAGCCATGAGTTGTTACTTCCTTAAGTTAATTAAATGTTACCGATTACTTCCTCAAAGGATACGCCTGTTCTAGTAGCAACAAAGGTTAGACCAATGAAGTTGATTGAACGTGCGGGTTTAATGAAGATATCTGCGACAAACTCATTATTGTCTATTACAGATGCGGTGTTATTTGTTTCGTCACATATGACGACATAATCAAAGATTCCTCGTTTTGCTTGAACATCACGAAGGAATGGTTCAACAATATTCACAAAGTTAGTTCTTGTAATTTCATCATTGAACTCAAAGAGTTGATCTCTTGCAGCAGCAGATATTGCATCCTCCAAGAAGATGAACAATCTACGGACGTTAATACGATCAAACGCTGATGATTTACCAAATCCAGTCTTATCACCAAACAAGATGATACCATCACCTGGTTGGAATATTACTGGGTTGATTCTGTTGGAGTAGAGTTCATCTCTTTGAACTTTACTTGGGTTGTATGCCAGTTTCACTGCATTTAGAATCGCACCTCTTGAGTTACCTGCTGGTGAGAACCAAGGGAATTGATTTAAATCATTTCTTGCACAAGTTCCAGCGATATCACCATTCAATGGAACATATCTGAAGGTATCAGAGAAACGATCATACATGTATTTGTATCCACTATCAAATACACCATAAGTTGTTGATGTAATTGGTGAATAGAAATCTACCACATCATTAGTGATTTGAGTATCACTATTTAATGTAACTGTTCCAACAGTTCCATCACTTATAAATGTGCCTCTACTTGGAGATATGAATGCAATCGCATCCTTTCTCTGCTCTGCAACCGCTATAATTTTATTCGCTTTTGCTTGAACATTTGATTTTGTTCCGTTACCAGAACCCATGAGTAAGAAATCAATTTCAAAGTTTTCAGTATTTTCAAACAGTTGATATCCTGCTGATATTTCACCTAAAGTTGCAGTGAGTGCACCAGATGCTGTGATACTTGTTCCACCTTGATAGTTAACACCTCCACTTAATGTGTAAGTATTACTACCTGAAGCACCGAATATAATTCCCTCAGCATTCTGATCCCAAGCAATATCGGTGGCTGCAGTGAATCCAGAACTATATCCTGTTGCGATTATACCTGCTGGTTGTGAACCACCAAACACATTTCTAGATGTGTTATAAAGGTATTTTCTCCAATATGCTGTGCTTCCGACAGAGTATTCTGCATCCTTTGCTTTAGATAAAGAAACATGTTTTTCAAGAATTGTTCCTGCATTACCAGTAACCTCTCCTGCACCATCTATAACGACTACATGTATTTCATCGAATCTTGAATTTCTTGCAGCAGCATATGATGAAGTACCTGGTGCATCAACTATTGAATTCCATGTGATTGTTGAACCAGCACCTGTGAGTGTTAACTGTTGCTCATTGAACCAATCTCTTGATCCAGTAAACGCTGTTAAAATTCCACCTGTGCTTGATGTAGTTACAATACCAATTGTTGTATTGCTTGAATCATACTTAAACTGGAATGTTCCTGATTGCTGATAGTCTTGATTTGTTTCAGTATTAGCGGTAGATACATGTGAAACAAACTTAACTGATATCTCATCATTTGCACTATCTACTTGAGTTATGATCCCTTTAAAGAAACCAGTTAACTCTGAGGTAGAACCAGCACCTACTAAAACTGTTCCAGCAGGAACTTGTTGAGTAACACCCATTCCAACTGTGATAGTTCCTGTTGCAGGACCATCTATATCAACTCCAGAGATGACCTGATCTGCAAGTCCATCTATTGTTGCAACTCTTATTCCGTTACCCCATGAACCAGGATTTCTTGCAGCGAATGTAACACCTGTGATGGTATTATTATCGTATCCTAATTGGTTGTAATGATCTGTGCTTTTTATTTTAAAACTTGACCCACTACCTGTAAAAGCATTTCTAAGATCAGTATCATCTGCTCTCACAACTCGCATATTTCCACCATATGCAAGATATGAAGATGCTACCAACCAATCTTCGTAATGTTTGTCAGTCTCTTGTGGTTCACCAAAATTGTCTAAAAGATCAGACTCATCTGTTATTAAAACTGGTTCTCCGACAGGTCCTTTAACAAAAGGAGCAACAAGTCCTCCAATTGATCCAGAGGTAGCGTCTACTCTACCAATGGTTAAATCAACCTCTCTTACAACGATACCAGGAGATGCTAAATTTAACGCCATCCCTTACTCTCCGAATCTCAGATTTATTTAAAATTATTTATTCAAAAGGGTATTTTCATTGGGGAAACAACACATGAACATCACCAATCAGGATAAAGATGATTAGCAA